TATAATTGTGCATGATCCACGCAATGATAGATCTGGAAACTCTTTCCACTAAACCCAATGCCACAATTCTAACCATAGGTGGTGTCAAGTTTGATCCTTACACAAGGGTGGAACCCTCGCAGGGCCTGTACCACAGAATAGACGTGGACGAACAGACTGCCATGGGCAGGGACGTCATGGAGGAGACTGTTGAATGGTGGGGCAAACAAGCAGAAGATGTACGTGAAGAAGCACTGGGCGACCATGATAGGATAGATCTAAAGTATTTCATCAAGCAGTTGAACAAATGGTCAGTGGGGGTGGACGTGTTCTGGTGTCAGGGACCTTTGTTTGATTACGCAATACTACAGAACTTTTACGCACAGATGAATGTACCTGTGCCATGGAACTACTGGCAGATCAGAGACTCGAGAACATTGGGCAGTCTTGTACCTCGTGATCCCAACGAGAAGAGGACCGGTTTACACAATGCCCTGGAAGACTGTTACTTCCAAGCAAGGAAAGTACAACAGATATTCCAGCATTTAGGAATTAAGAATGATAGATATTAATTGGTACACTATCAACGACCTGTACACAATCGAAAGATTCAAAATCAAACACAGCAAGACACCTAAGACCAAATGGATAAAACTGCCTTGTGTGTATAAAATAAAAATAGACAATAAAATAGTTCACGTTGGTAGGTCAGACACCTGTAAGAAACACGGTGGTGCAGAAAAAGTCAGGAAGGCATTGGTAAACCTACTGGGTCTTTGGGAGTACAATCCATCCGTCACAAAAACAAAAATCTGGGAAACAATAAGATTGCAACATAGGCCAAATTCTAGTAATATAAGGATAGGAATAATCAAAACAAATGCAATCAAAAAAACCTATCTACAAGAAGCCATTTGAACCCATAGACAGTTATGAGGAAAGCACGTGGATGGGCAACGACACACCATTCATGGAAACAGAACACACAGGAGTCTTCCGTGACCGATATCCGTGCGTTCCAGGACACACACTTTTCATACCAAAAAAAAATACAGCCGAGTATATAGGCAAGTCTTACGAACTTGCTTCACAATACGGCAAAGACAAAATATCAGCAGGTGAGATAGCAGGATTCAATGTGGGAATGAATATAGGAAGATGTGCAGGACAAACTATCATGTGGCCGCACATACACTTCATCCCAAGACAACAGGGTGACGCCACACACAAAGGCGGAATGCGTTATGCACATCCTGGAGCAGACCACAGAGAACGTTATTGATGAAAAAGAAAGCAAGAAGAATCAATCCAATATATGTTTCTCCAGATGGCGGAGAGACTGTGTATGAGCAATTACCAAACGGTGACAGGATATTAGTAGAACAATCACAGAGAGCAAAGGATGAAGAGACCGCTTACACAGAGGCAGAAATGATAGGAGCAGATGCCATAGAACTTAGAAGAAAGTACCCTACACTGCAAAAAGCATGGGACAAATACCTTACCGTATGGCATTTGATCAACGGAAATGACTGATATGTACAACGATTCCATTTTGAATTTTACCAGCAGTGTGCGTTGCTCTAAAGCAGTTTAAAGGGGTGATTAAATACGTTTATGACCAAGTTTGTAAGTGTAATAGGAAACGGTGAAAGCAGGAGAGGATTTGATCTTACTCCTTTGAAAAGTGTTACCACAATGGTAGGATGTAATGCCCTTTTTAGGGATCACAATCTCGAATATGTGGTTGCCTGCGACAGGCATATGTGCCAAGAGGCCGCAAACACATGTGGTAAAAATACCACAATCTTCACAAGAGAAAATTGGTACCAACAATTCGCATACTGGCCCAATGTAAAAAAAGTTCCTGACTTGCCTTACGAAGGTGACAAAAGGCAGGACGACCAGTTCCACTGGGGCACCGGACAGTTCGCCGCACTTGTTGGCATGAGCTTCAAACCCAAGGCAATTTTTTTAGTTGGAATGGATCTTTGGGGGTTAGGTGATAAAAAAGAGCCTGAGAACGTTAACAATATATACAAAGGTTCAAAGGGTTACTCATACATAAAAAGACCGGTAGACCCTAGTTACTGGATATACCAATTTAATAAATTATTCGAACACTCTGAGTGCAGGTGGATAATAGTAAACCAAGAAGATTGGAAAATGCCAGATGAATGGAAAGAACATAAAAATGTTTTCCAAGATACCTACGAAGGGTTGGCCAAGTTCATTAACAGACAGTTGACAAAAAAGTAATTTAATATAAAATTGTTGTATGATTAAACCAATGGTGGACCACCTGATGGTGCAACAACAACTTAAGGCGCCACATAAGAGATGGAAGCACATGGTGGGTGTGATGTGTCTGAATCTCACTTATCGTAAGCACGTGAAAATCATCTTACCAAAATTATTTGCTAGATATCCCACCCCCGAAGCATACCTGCGTGGTAGGTTGAAGACACAACAGAATATGTTGAAACCACTAGGCATGTGGGAAGTGAGATCAAAGAGGATTAGGAAGATGACCGAACAGTACCTTACATGGGATAAAAAAGAAGCCAGTGATCTACACGGCATAGGCAAGTATGGATCTGACAGTTACCAGATATTTTTCTTCAACAACGTTCCTTCAAACGTGCAGGACAAAGAATTAAGAAAATACATTGACAAACTCGTAGGATAGTTTATAATAAGGATATGTTTGATAAAATAAAAGATGGAGATCTAGTAACTCTTAAATTGACTTCAGGAGAAGAAGTCATCGCAAAATATCTTGGCAGGACCGACACACAATACATCAGTATTGAGAAGGCACTTGTACTAATGAATGGTCCGCAGGGTTTGGCATTTGGTACATTTTTCTCCACTGCTAGACAGGATCAACCGTTCAACATAGCAACAGACAAGTTGATATCCATCGCACACATCAATGACAAGATCGCAGATGAGTACAACAGGGTGTTCACCAAGATTGAACTTCCTGCAAAACCTAAGATTATAACATAATGGCACACTTTGACAAACACTCAACAAGCATCAAGGCACTGATAGACGTGTCTGAGGCAATGTTGAATGCGATGGAGGAATATGGAATCGATCCAGAGACTGTTTCCAAAAGAAACGAGTTCACTGTGATGGTACACTTTCTTAAGAGCATCATAGACGGAGAATTAAATATACCAAACGAACTGACGGATCGCATCAGAGAAACAGCGTTCCAGTTGGATATAGATCAGAAGTTGAACAAGAAACTCAACTGATGATCAAGAGGACTCAAGACTTTCAACCCTCTATAAACACTCTGCAAGTCATCAAAACAAGGAGAAACGATGACTTACTACTCAACTAAAACATACGGACACAACATAGGATTGGCCTGTGTGTTCAGACAGCCCAACGCAGATCACTCGCACTGCCATCTACTACACGGATACAGTCTCGCATTCAAATTCACGTTTGGATGTAATGAACTGGACAACAAGAACTGGGCCGTGGACTTTGGCGGACTAAAGCCTTTGAAGGCATGGCTAGAGGATCACTTCGATCACAAACTTGCACTGGACAAGGCGGATCCTTTTTTAGAAACATTCAAGCACTTAGAAACACTTGACTTGGCAGAAATCAGAATCTTCGATGGAGTGGGTGCTGAGATGTTCGCCAAACACGCATTTGACTTCGCTGACAAACTGATCAGAGAGAATACAGATGACAGATGTTTCGTGGAAAGTGTAGAATGTATGGAACACGGAGCAAACAGTGCCATCTATTCTAGAGGATAAAATAATAATTGAGTATGATCACAAAAGAGTCAAGCTCGATGTGTATGATACGCCTTTGGGCAAAAGATTTATAGAAGCACTCAAAGACAATCTTGTAAAAAAAAAGATACTGGAAAAGAACTTCTGTTTCCTGGGGTTCGCTGACTCCAAAAGGGATCTAAATTTCTTGTGCCATGAACTCAACGACAGCATAGCACAAATAAACTCATTCAAATTTGATCCACAATACGAGACCATACATCCATTCAGAGCCGACGACTTCCAGTACAGTTCTAAACTTCCGATAGGTAATGCACCAGATGGTGATTTTACGAAAACTCCAGGACTTAGACTGAAGCACGACGCCTGTAATTTGTTACACAGATATTTCGAGGAACTGCAAGGCACTGCCTGGGAACTTTCTCCTTACTACAAACAGTCAGACCATGAGACCAAGTATGCGATAAGACAGTTGAATAACATTTGCCACGAGATAGAGAGTTGGGTAGAGGCCTACAGAAAGAAAGTCATTGAGCCCGAGTGGATACGACCCTCACAGATAACCACGTTCCTCAATGCACCCAGGCACGACTTACACGAAGAGGACTACGAATTGTTCAAACAGAACAGGTACGACAGAGAACTAGGCGGTGTGTACCTACACTGGTCACAGGTCGGTAAGACTTTGTATGAAGTTTACAGAGACGAACACGCACCTAAGATGACAGAAGCACTGTGTTCAGAAATAAATCACCAAAAATATTACTCGGGAGAGTTCGACATAGAGTGGGGAGACACTATCACAGAAGAGACCCACGATTTCAAAAAACAAGACATGGAAGGATATAGGGCATGGCTCAAAGAGAACAAGTACGATTGGGAGGATCCTAAACTTTCTCTAGGTTATATCAAGTTAGGTCAGGTAGATCTAGAAACATCTTTCCAGAATCGTCCATTCACTTCAATATACGATGTGATGAAAGATAATTTAAATATAAAGAACATCACAATCAGAAGCGACAAAGTTTATGAAAACGACTTTCCTTACACACTAGATAGTAAGGATTGGAAACAGATACAAATGGAAGGATTGAAAAAAGGATATGAATCACGTAGTATGCGTTAAATGGGGTAACAAGTATCCGTCGCAATATGCCAATGTACTCAACAGCATGGTCAAGAGGCACACCACAGTTCCTTATCAATTCCATTGCCTCACAGATGACCCCAACGGTATAGATTCAGATATAAATGTTATCCGACTGCCCACTGACCCATGGATCAAGACATGGTGGAGCAAACTTTGGATGTTCGCACCAGAGATGCCACTGCAAGGAAACATATTATTCTTTGACCTGGATGTTGTTGTATTTGAAAACATAGATCCGTTGTTCACGCACAATCCTGGAAAGTTCATGATCATAAGGGACTTCAATAGATGTAGAGTCAAGGATTGGAAACTGTCCAACTCCAGTTGTATGCGTTGGCAGACAGGAACCATGGATTACCTATGGAACGAATTCAAGGATAGATCAGCACAGATAATGCAACAGAACCACGGAGACCAGGACTGGATAACAAAGAGAGCCAAGGATGATATCAACTGGTGGCCAGATGAATGGATAAGATCATACAAGTGGGAGATGGTTGGACTCAAGGATACCAAACTGCTGACTCAGGACGGCAAGAAATGGTTCCGTACACCGGCCAAGATCGAAACTGGTAACAAAGTTGCGGTGTTCCATGGTTCTCCAAATCCCATGGAATGTGCAGACAAGTTTGTGGAGGACAACTGGCGATGAGTTACGGCAGGGTAAAAGTTAAAAAAGTAAGAGCTGATCTGGTCGATATACCCAAGGATTGTGGTTACGAAAAGAAGTTCCGGTACAACATCGACATGAACAGCAACGGAATAATGGGAGAGTGTATAGAGTGGTGCCAAGAACATTGCGAAGGCAAGTGGGGTTGGTGGTTTGACCAGAACGATCTATATGACCCTATGCGTCATAACTGGGAGGAACAAGACAGTTACATGAGCTTTGAAAAGAAGATAGATGCATCGCGATTCTGGTTGGCGATCGGAGTACAGAGTATGGGCAATCGAGATAGATAATTACTAGTATGAAACCATTTGAAATTACAGACGAAGCAAAGAATCAGATAGAGAAGTTGCTTGAAAAAAACCCAAGCAAGTACGCAGTTAGCCTTGCAGTGCTGGGTGGAGGATGTGCAGGATTCAAGTATGACTGGGGATTTGCTGACACAAAAGAAAGCGTAGCACAAGGAGATCACGTCGAGGACTGGCACACGGGAAGATTTGTCGTGGATGAGACATCCTTGTTGTATGTCATGGGAACCAAGATCGACTGGATAGAGGAAACATTCGGATCACAGTTCGAGATATCAAATCCAAACTCAACTTCCGCATGCGGTTGTGGAGAATCATTTGGGGTGTAATGGACACAGCATTCATAGTAGGCAACGGTGAGTCAAGAAACATATTTCCAATAGAAAATTTAAAAGGCAAAGGTGTAATATATGGTTGTAATGCCATATACCGAGACCATCCAATGTTGTGTGATCACATAGTGGCAGTAAATCCTCCTATGTACGAAGAACTTTTAAAATGGCACAACAACGGTAAGGAGTCTCCAAACTTACATGGTCCAGAGGACATCAGCAAATGGAACTACATCTGTGAAGGTGACCATGAACAGGAGGTGCCGCAGGGTCTAAAAATATACAGAACATGGCGTGGCGGTGATATTAAAAAGGGCGGTAAGATAAAGACCAACGATTTCTCTAAAGCGAAGGGTTCCGGTTGCAGTGCCGTGCTCATGGCCGCAGAATCAGGTATTAAGAATATCATTATAATGGCATTTGACATAATGGGTGCTCAACAGTGGGAGATGGATACCCCTAGTAGATTGCAAAACAACATCTACAAGAACAGCATAAACTATCCAGACAGAGAAAGTATGAAAGCATACCTGAAATACGAATGGATGTATCAACTGCGGCAGACATTTAAGCGATTCCCTGACACCAACTTCCACTTTATCAACAGGCGGGAGTACCTAGAAGACAATCCATTCCTGCGTTGGTACTTTGATCAGCCAAATATAAAGTGTGGTATCTATGCTGATCTACAGAGATGGATAACCGGCCATCGGGATGACATCAAATGGAAAAAGTTATAGAGTCTTAGTGCTACTGGCGTCAAGTTTATAGACTTTACGCATCTTTACACCCACAACCTGTGCAAATTTCTTTGAATCACAATCATTACAGACGTGTTTGTAGTCATTTGAAGCACGAGCTGGATCCACTTTGCTCTTGGGCCTCATGAAAGTCTCCGAGCAGGCATCACACTTGAACACATAGATAAGGTTCTTCCTGTGATAGTTGTGCATTGTACCCAGTTTGCTCTCCCTCTTGTACAACTTCATCGTTTTTAGGGTTTCTATGAACATATTATTATTTAATAAATACGAATAACACATTATGGCAAGATTAAACATAGACACAGGATCACTGGGAAATCCAGCAACAGGCGATACTTTACGTACCGCTATGACCAAGGTAAACACCAATTTTGAGGAAGTTTATCAGTTGGTTGGTGACGGTTCAACAGGATTGATTACAACTTCAGTAACAAATGGTGATTTGAAACTCCAGGCCAACGGCACAGGTATCGTAGAAATAGATCAATTACAAATTAATAACGCGGCGATCACTCCAATCACAACAAACAGTGACTTGACATTGTCAGCAAATGGTACAGGTAATATTGTGATAGGATCTATCACTGTAAACGGGACAACATTAAGTTCAGCAGATTCATCTAAAATATCAATCAACGAGGCACTTGATGTTGACGGAAATTTAAAAGTGTCAGCGGCACAAATTGATTTCACAAACCTTCCAACAAGTGACCCTAGTGTTGCAGGACGATTGTTTAGGTCAGGCAACGACGTAAGAATTAGTACAGGATAGTAAATGGCCCAGGAGATCATCAACATAGGAGCCCAGGCTAATGATGGTTCAGGTGACACTATCAGGAATGCCGGCCGTAAGATCAACGAAAACTTCACAGAAGTTTATGCACTTCCGATAAATGATGGCGATATAAAATTCAGAGGAAATAATATCACATCCGAATCTTCAAATGCGGACATAGTGGTCAAGCCTTCGGGCACAGGAAACGTGGTTTTCCCTTCCCTGACTTTCGAAGACAACAACATTAAACTGACCAGGTCAAACGATGATCTAAAAATTTTAGCCCAGGGATCTGGGAAGGTTGTCATAGGTGGCTTAGGATTTTCAGGAGCGTCAATAGTAGGCACAGACTCCGCCATTGTCAATATAAATGAAAACTTAATTGTGGACGCGACGCTGAATGCGGGTGCTTCTACTCTGCCGTCTGCGGTCACGTTGAATTCTACACTGGATGTCGCAGGTGCGACCACGCTTTCTACAATGACTGTGACGGGAGCATCAACACTGGCCGATACGACCATAGACAATCTTACATTCAATGACAACATCATCGGATCGAGTTCAAACGCTGACGTAATTTTAACACCAGGAGGAACAGGTTCTATTGTGCTTCCTGCGTTTACCATCGATGACAACAACATCACAGGGACAAGATCGAATGAGGACATTAATATTAATGCCAGCGGAACAGGTGATGTGTTGTTAGGTCCCATTAGGATAAACGGAACAACTTTAGACAGTTCAGACTCTGCCAGCATAAACATGAATGACGGAGTTATTGTTGATGGAACGATAAATGCAAACACACCAACATTCAATGGTGCGGTCATTGCCAATTCAACTCTAGGTGTAACAAGTGGTACAACATTATCAACACTGACTGTATCGGGTGCGTCATCTTTGGCTGGCACAACAACAATAGATAACCTCACTTTTAACGACAACATCATCGCAACAAGTTCAAACGCTGACCTTAACCTGACACCAGGCGGAACGGGGGTCGTAAACGTAAGCAATCTTACTATAGACTCCAGCATCAACCTCACAGACAACGTGATAAAGGTGACAAGGTCAAATGACAATATGACGCTGATGGCGAATGGCTCAGGAAGTGTGGAGATCATATCCGGACTTACAACAGCCGCCGTAACGACAACAGGCAACGTTGATATCACAGGTGCCAAAACAATCACAGGCACACTTGACCTTAGAGGAATAAAAATTAAAGACGACAAGATAACTACAGACCGGTCCAATGATAACCTTGAGCTATCAGGCAATGGAAGTGGAAAGGCTGTCGTTGACAAAGTCGAAATAACTGGCACCACAGTAGACAATATCGTGATAGGTGGAACAACACCCGCGGCAGGAACGTTCAGTTCATTTCCAACATTTACAAATACTGATGAGTTCGATGCGGCCGGGGTCAAACTCAAGGATAACACCATCACTGCACACAGATCAAATGACGATCTCGGATTTGCCGCCAATGGATCGGGATATGTGAACATCAACGGGAACTTGATCACTGGGGGCCTGAACTTGCCCAACACGGATGGAAACACAGGACAACTACTAAGGACAGACGGAAACGGTCAGTTGGCATGGTTCACAAATCCAATACTACTAGGACAGTCAGACATACAGGACTCACGGAACACAATTGGATTTTCAACTTTGACAGAAATAGATGCAAACACGGCAGTTGGCGCACACGAAAACATCGGTGCAGGCAGTGACAGTGTGTTTGATGAATTTGACCAATCAAAATATGACAGTGCATGGTATCTGTGTCTGCAGAGATATGACGCCGCTGACAGTTCGGTCGAGTACGCAGGATTCAAGACAACAATAGCACAAGGAACAACAGATGGTAGCACATTTGATGCCTTCGATGGAACATCACAGATCATCAAGACAAACAGTGCTGATGAAATAATAGTCACATCTTCTGATGTAAGAAGTGCAGTAGGCAAAGTAAGATTCAAAGGACAGGCCGGCACACTGGCAGACGGTTCTTCTAAATCCCAATTCAACGCATTGACATTTTTTAGAGTAGGACTGGGGGACAACGACTCATCAGGATACACAGACGGCAACGTAGCGACAAAAGTCACAGCAGATCTCGACAGTGCAGTGGCAAACCTTGACACCTTTGCTCACGCGAGTTTCAGAGGTGCGAAATATTATGTGTCAGTGAACAACACGACCACAAATGAAGTGATGAATGCCGAACTAGTTGTGGTTCATAACGGATCAGATGCTTTCATACAGACATACAATCAGTTCACAACCAACTCCGGCAACACGCCTTTGGCAACATTCACGGCAGACATAAGCGGAAGTGATGTAAGGCTACGAGGTGCAAATGGTACAGCAGGAACTTGTAGAGTATCAATGTACAGGATACTGTTGGCTGACAATGAGTCAGGTTCAAGTGGCACTTACGAAAGTGTCATCGCGGCACAGACGGTCAGCAACACGGATACCACAACAATCAACACAGACAGTTTCAGGGGACAATCAAATCCGGACATGAGTTCACAGAAAGTGATCAATTCATGGGCAAAAACAAGTTTTGACAGTGTGTTCTATCACATGATACAGAAGGACAACACCAACAATGAATTTATAATGAACAAGTTGAGTTTAAACCATGGTGTCAGTGCAGACGGAAGCACAGAGGCGGCGGGAGTCGCAGACAGTCATATCCTTAAGTCAGGTGAGATGAATG